GGCCGGTCGGCACGAACAGCTTCTCTTTCTCCGGATCGGGCTTCGGACCACCACCGCCGACGACCGTGGGAGGCCGGTACACCTCCGTGAGGTTGCCTTGCGCGAGTTTGTCGAATTCGAGCTGACGCGCGGCGCGGCGCTCCTGCAACTGCGCGAGTAGGTCGGTGGCGCGCGCCTTGACCTCGGGGCTCTGCGACTGCGCCGCGAGCGCTTTGAGCTGCAGCTCGGCACGCCCGAGGTAGGCCACCTTCGCCGCCGCCTCGGCCTGACGCGTGTCGTTGAAATTCTCTTTCATCTGCCCGAGGAGGCCACGCTGCTGCGCGAGCTTGTTGCCGGCGTTCGCGGCCTGCGCCTTCTGCGCTTCCAGATCGCGATCCATCTCCTTTTCCCAGAGGTCGATCGCCTGGTTCTGCCCACCGCGCATGCCGGCGGCGAAGCCGCCGAGGGCGACGCCGAGGATCGCGAAGAGCTTGGCGCCGGTGCTCTTCTTCGCCCAGAAACGCCCAGAGTCGATCTCGGGTGCCTTGTTGACCTTGTCGGTCAGCTCCTCGAGCTTGATCTGCTGCGATTGGATCTGCGCGGCGCGGTCACTCTCGTTGCGAGCCACGGCGTTGTCGATCGCGCGCACGCGTCGTTCCGTGTCGACGATCTGCTTCGCTTCGGCATCGGCGCGCGCCTGCGCGGCGTCCGTGTGCTGCTGGATCGCCTGCTCGTGGAGCGCGTCGGCGCCGACGTACTCCTCTTTCGTCCCCTCGTCGACTTCGAGCCGCCCGACGCGGTGATGCGGCGCCCACCCGCCAGGGATGACCTGTAGCGGAGCGATGGGAGCGGCGGCGGGGCCGCCGCCGGGCGCTTCGGGCGCATCGGCATCGGCCGGCGGCGGCGGCGGCGGGGTGGCGGGCGGCGGGGGCTCGGGCTGCATCGCGGCGTGCGCTGCGACCTCGAGCGGCGGGGCGGCGGCCTCGGCGACTTTGCGCGCGCGGTTCTGCTGGGCAGCCCCACGGCTCGCGGCAAACGCGTCGGGCTCGATGGCCGGCGGCTGCTCGCGGACGAACGACAGGGGCTGTCGCGGCGCGGCGACGGGTGGCGGCACCGGCGGCGTGAACACCTGCGCGCCGCTCCCGCGCTCGGGGCCGAAGCGCACGATCGGCTGCTGCTCGTAATAGATCATGCCCGGCGGCCTGGGCGGGCCGGACACGGCCGACAGGCGCGCAAGCTCCTCGGGAGTCAGCGGTTCACCGGCCATCGTCGTCCGTGTCCTTCTTCATGCTGACCGCGCCCATCGTCATCACCTTACCCAGCACGTCGGCGGTATTGACGTACGCCGCATTCGCCCGGTCATTCGCGCGCGACTGACGCCGCTGCCAGTCGCCGCCAGCGACGGCGGCATTCGCGTCGCGCTGCGCCTCGTACGCGCCCATCGCGGCGAGCTGTTGGCGCCTGATGTCGTTCTCCTGCGCGGTGTAGAACTGCGCCATCGCGTCGTTGCGCGCCCGCTGCGCCGCCTCGAGCTGCGCCTGATGCAGCGCCTGCTCCTGCGACATGCCCGCACTCATCAGATCGCCGACGCGCTGCGACGATGCCACCCCGCTGAACCCGTGCGCCGCCGCCGCGACCTCCGCTCCGCGCGCGCCCGCGTACTGCGCATTCGAAGCGCCCATCGCCTGGCCACCGGCCTGCCCCGCCGCCAGATACGCATTCGGCGCCTGGCCCGTCTGCGCGGCCTGCTGGGTCAGCGCAGCCTCGAGCGCCGCTTGGCCGCCCCACTGCGCAGCGCTCGGCCCGCGCCCGGTGAGCTGCTGGCGATAGCCCGAAAGGACGACCTGCTGGTTGCCACGCTCGGCAAGGGCGCGCGCGAGCTCGGCATCGGCCCGGCGGGTGTCGATCTGCACCGCGCCCCGCTGCTGGGCGATGTCGTTCTGATAGCGGAGGCCCTCGACGTCGCGGTCCGCGCCGCCTTCGGAGCCACCCCAATAGTAGTTACTGCGGCTGATCGACTGCGTTCCGCCACGCGCGCCTGGCTCACCGGTGAAATTCGTTCGGTCGAGCGCAGGCGGTTGCTTGTCGGGCGATGGGGCATTCGGATCGCGCGAGCGCCAGTCATCGCCCGTGTCGCTGTCCCATGCGTTCGGATCCCAGCCCATCAGCCCCTCCGCCTGTCGTCGTCGTCGTCCTCGCCGGCCATCGACGTGCCGACCGACAGCGTGTCCCCGGTCATCTTGTTCGCAGCCGCGGTGCCGCGGTCGTCGCTGGCGTCCTTCTGCTGCAGGAGCGCCCAGTTGACGTTGGACTCGCCCGCGGCGTTCGCGCCCTGCTGGTGCTCGTACCCTTCGTTCGCCGCGAGCTGATCGCCGCCAACCTTGTACCGCTCGTTCAGGTAGAACCGCGCCATCGCGTCGTTCTGCGCGCGCTGCTCGTCCGACAGCTTCGCCTGGTCCCATGCGCCTTGCTGCTGCAGCCCTCGCGAGCGCAAATCCTGCTCGCGCATCGCAGCGGCGAGATCGGCATACTGGTCGCGAGCCGACGCCATGTCGTTGGCGCGCTGTACCTGCATCTGCTGCCCGCCCACGAGTCCGATCTGCTGGCCGCGCAGCATCGCATCGCGCGGCGCGCCGGCGACGGCGCCGAATCCGCGCGCGCTCGCGCCCGCCGATCGCTGCAGGCCCTGCGCCTGCGCCGTCTGCGCGCGTAGCTGCTGCTGCGCGGGCGTCGCCGTCTGGCCGGTCATCACGCCGCCCAGGTAGCCCTGCAGGTACTCTTGATTCTGGCGCGCCTGCAGCGCATTCACGAAGTCGGCGTCGCTCTGCCGCTGGTCGATGGTCGGACCCTGGCGCTGCTGGGCGCCCTGGGCCTGGTTCCACATACCGGCGCGCTGGTTGTCCGCACCGCCGGCGTATCCGCCCCATTCGTAGTGATCGCGCGGATCGTAAACGCCGTAGCCCGAGGCGCGCCCGGTCAGTACTTCGTAGCTGTCGTCACGAGCGGGCACGCGTCACCCCCTCTGCGCGGCGGGCAGCCGCTTGGCCTTGCGAAGCACCGCCGCCTCGAGCAGCAGCCCCGCGAGTGAGAACCCCTGGCCCGTGCCGACCGAGCCGCCGCCGGTGGGCGCGGAGTCGTGGAGAGCGAATCGGATCGACTGGCACTTCTGCTGCTTCACCTGCACCCGCAGCTCCTCGGCCGTCATGTTGTCGAGCACGTCGTCCGTCCACGCCGACGTCTGCGCGTATCCGGTCGAGTAGTCGGACGCGATCTGGATCGTGAAGTCGTGCGGCGACAGTCGGTCAGCGAGCGGCTGCACCGACCACGCGCGCTGCCAGCCCTGCAGGCCGCCGACTTTCAACCACGCCGTCTCGAGCGACAGGATGACCCACGTCCCGTCATCGGTGTACGCGCCCGCGGTCTCCTGGTGCGCGCTTCCATTCGGCGCGACCCACTTGTACACGCCGTTGTGGTTGCACGCGCCGGCGATGGCAGACGATCCCTGCGCCGCCACAGAGTCGTACACCTGAAACGTGCTCCACTGTTTCGCGAGATAGTCGTAGACGAGGATCACGCCGGTGTTTCCGACGCTCGCCCGGCACGTGACGCGCACTTGGAACTGCGACTCGTGCACGACCGCGCTCGTGACGATGGGGTTATCCGCGAGCGTGTCCTCGACGGGGCCGGATAGGTAGACGACCTGTAGCGAGCGGTCGAGCAGGTACAGGCCCGCGGTGCTCTGGAAGACGACGCCATCGGGCACAACGGCGACGCTGTTGGCGTCGATGCAACCGAGATCGACCGAGATGCGCTGCGGCGTGGAGAAGCCGGCGCCGCCGGCGAGCCCCGGTCCGTCGCCGTCGATGAAGAAGATTCGATCGCGCTTGAAGACGATGAGGTGGCCGTCGAGCGAGGCGAGCGCGGTGATGGGTCCGCCCTCCTCGATGGTGATGGTCAGCGAGTCGTGAAAGCCGGGCGCCTCGCCGAACGCGTACGCCTGGGAGTACCAGAGCACTTTCGGATCGTCGGTGCCGGCGAGCCACACGCGTTCCTTGTGCATCGCCACGATCGACGCGCTCGGCGGACAGCGGTTCTCGAGGTTGCCGCCGGTCGTGTAGATGAACTCCGCGCCCGTCAGATCGGCGTCGCTCGCCGTGTCGTAGATGGCGATGGTGTCGAGCGTCGGATCGTTGAGCACGGGCGACGCCAAGATCGGGCCGGTGCCGCTCCACTGGATCTTGGAGTCCGGCACTCGGAAGAAGACCGTGCCGCTCGCCGTCGTGCGCCACACCTCGATGTACCAGCGCGGCTCGAATCCGCTCTCCGCATCCTGCAGGAGCGTCATGGGTAGCGGCGCGAGGATGAACTGCGACGTATTGGACGAGACGTTGACGCCGTTGATCGTGACGGCGAGGGCGGCACTCGGGGCGCTCCGCTGCCTCTGTCCCTGCAAATCGAACCTGCTGAACGTGATGACGTAGCTGTATGCGCCATTCGCGACGCCGCCCGACCCGGTGACCTGGGAAAAGCCGTATGGCGTCTCGGGAATGAGCAGCGCAGCATTCTCGATGACGCGCCCGCCGTCGTAGATCGCCGGCACGCCGCCGGAGATGTGGAGCGAGCCGCCGAGCTCGGCGGGCATGTGCCGCGCACGCGTCGCGAAGTCGAGCGTAGCGAGGTCGAGCCCGAGCTTCCCCGCAGCGCTCTTACGCACAACCGTAGCGGTCACGTAGGCCGTGTCTGTCGCCGCGACGTTGCAGAGGTTCGCGCGCACATCGGTGACAGGCGTGGTCGACGAGCGGCGGGGAGCGATGGTCGTGACCGGGCGCGCGAGCACGGTGGCGCTTCCCGTGTCGCTGATCGTGAGGTCGACGAGGAACGTGGTGGATTCGGTGCCCGAGGTGACGCTCGCGGCGTGGCCGCACACGGCGTAGCAGCGCGAGCCGGCCATGAATGGCTTGCTGAGCCAGGCCATGCGCTTGACGTAGTGCGCGCTCGGCCCGAGGAGCGCGCCCCCCGACGAGACGGCGCGCCACTTGGCCACGCGCACGTTGCTCGTGGAGTCGAGCTCGCCCCACGTGACCACCGCATTGGCCGAGTCCACGCGCTCGATGCCGATGGGGTAGCTCGTGGCGAATCCGCTCATGCTCGCCACCGTCACCACGGTGAACGGCGCGGTGGAGTCGGCCAGCGTGGTCGTATTCAGCGCGGTGGCCTTGACCGTTTGGGTCAGCGTCACGAGCGCGCCATGCGCAATCCAGAGCCGCTCGCCGGTCACGCCGCGAATCGACAGCGCCCAGCTTGCCGGATCGGCCGTCTCCGCGAGCGTGCGCGATGCGAGCGCCGCGCCGAGCGCTGCGGGGTCGAATGTCTTCACATTCAGCTTGGCGTTCGCGCCGGTCTGGCTGTTGACGTAGATGATGGCGAACGCACCGGTGAGAGCGGTCGCGTCGAGCTGAAACTTGGTTGCTGTCGCCGTTGAGTCGGTCGCGAGATTCACCGCCGCCGCGAACGCGGTGGGGCTCGTGAGGTCGAGCGTGCGCGCCTTGATTTGCCCGGCGCTCGTGCCGTAGATGACTAACGCGGTGTTGCCGACGACGACGACGCGCGGGATGTGATTCGTCTGCCCGGTCGCGAGCGAGACGCCGGAGAGCACCTGCGCACCGGTCGCGACCTCGACGACCGTGGCCTTGACGTCGCCGCGCTTGTTGGTCGAATCGTAGTTCTCGAGCCACACGATGACGACGTGGCCGTTTCCGTATGCGACGTCGGGGCTGTAGTACGTCGTCGAGCCGTGCGCGATGGGCTGGCGCGTCGCGACCGCCTGACTGACCTGATCCTTGTACGCCCACTTATCGACGGCGGGCGAGTACGAGTAGAGCGAGTCGCCGTCCGTCATGACGAGATCGGAGCCGAACGTCATGAGGCGCGTGGCAGCGAGGATGGTTCCGCCGGCGAACGTGGCGCGCGACAGGGCGGTGAAGCCGCGTCGCTTGCGGATGCTGCCCGCCTTGTCGAACACGCCGTTCGTCAGCGACGTGAGCTTGCCCGGCACCACATGCTTCACGTCGGTGCGCTGGTCGACGCCGCCGGAGAAGTCGATCTGAATGTTGGCGCGCTCGGGCATAGCGATCGATCAGAAGACGTAAACAGGTGCGGTGCACGTCGCCGTGCACGCCAGTTGGACCTGCGACGCATCGAGATCGGCCGACTGCTCGACGCGCCAGAAAGTTGGAGCCAGGTGCGAGCCGCCCACCATGAGCGGCGCGCAGACGATGACGCCGACGTACGCCCGGCCGAGCCGATGAAGCACCGGCGTCGGCGAGAACGGCGTGAACGCCACGTCGAGAATGAGATTGCCGCCAACGATCGGGGTGACCACGGCGGGGAGCATCGCGTCGAGGAGGTTCCGCTGCAGGGCGTCGAGCGCCCGCTCGCTGAATTTCTCGATGCGCGTGCCGATGGCTTTCACCGTCTCCACGGCGGTGCTGCCCACGTAGCGGATGGTGCGGGGCATCATGGGAGCAGATCCTCGTCGACAGCCGACGCGTACACATCGCGCGCCTGCTCGGTCTTCTCCGTGACGCGCACCGCGCCGAACGTGAGAATGCGACTCAACTGGCGTTGGAACTCGGCGCCAAGTCGATCGGCGAGCTCGAGGTCTTCCTCCTCGAGCGCGAGCTTCCACGCCACGCCGACGATGAGCGCCTCATCCCAGCCGGTGACGGTGTCCACGTCGGTGTCGAGGTCGAGCGCGGACCACTTGACCGGAACGGGGTGGTACCAGAGCGTGAGCGAGTAGACGCCGGTCGGCTTCGGGCGCACCACCAGATCGTCACCGACGATGCGCCAGGCGAGTGGGCGAGCGTAGTTCCACCCGCCGCCGTACTGGTAGCGGTTGCGCTCCTCCCACTGGAATTGCTCGAGGTTGATCGACCGGCCGCTCACCACCGCGTCGATGTCTTTCACCTTCCACACGTCGTTCTCGCCGACGATGTCTGCGAGCGCGTAGGTGTCCTGGTCCGACGCCGTCTCGAGGTCCACGCTCTTGACGGCACGCTCGGGCTGGGCGGTGAGGACGGTCTCCCAGATCTCCGCCCACGTGGTGTCCATGAGCGCGAGGATGTCCTCGTCCTCACGAAAGGAGCCGTTGACCTGGTCCGCACGACGACGCGCGGCGGCCAGCACCTCCGCCGGCGTCGTCGTGTAGGCCATGGATCAGTACTTCCCTTCGTTGCAGATGGCGTGGAGCGTAGAGAAGGCGTCCGCGACAGCGTCCGCGTCTTTCGACGCAATCGCATCGAGGAGCGCTTGCGCCGCGTCCTTCTTCTCGTCGCCATCCTCGGAGACGGCGTCTCCGTCGCTGTCGTCTTCGTCGTCGGCGTGTTTGCCGATGCCGATGACGAGCGCCGCGGGCGACTTCATCAGGTCCCCCAAATGCCGTGAAGGTTCCACCCGGGCGCGTCGCAGCCGAGCTGCGCGAAGTAGCGCAGTCGCCACCCCACCGCATCGCTGTTCGGCAAGCGGAGGATGGTGCGCCCGTCGTCGTCGACGATGTGCGGGGCTTTCTTGATCGACTTGAGGACCCAGGTCGACATGTCGAGGATGTAGAACTCCTCGGGCGGGCAGAGCAGCGAGCCCACGAGCTTGAACATGCCTCGAGGCGTGCTGATGATCAGCGTGTCGAAGCCGGCCGTACCCTTGCCGCTCTCCGCGGGGTAGTAGTGCGCCTTGGCGCCGAGCTCGATGCTGATCTCCGCGAGCGTCTCGATGTTGACGAGACCCACGCGGTTCTTGTCCTTCCCGCCCTCGCGCGACAGACGCGTGAGAGCGCGCTGCAGCGTGTCGGCCTTGTCGTTCCCCTCGCCGTCGAACATGACGCCCGCCAGGCGCGTCTTGTCGAGCGAGCGATCCTGCTGCATGAACAGGTCGTCGAGGTTCGTCCGGTCGAGCGGGAGCCACGCCGCAAGCCCGGCGATGTCCTTCTTGAAGTCGCCCTTGCGGACGACCAGATCGCCGACCGCGATGCCGGCGATGTCGTCGAGGTCGCCGTCGAACGTGACCTCTCCGGTGTCGCGGTCCACGCCGATGACGGTGAGGAAGTCGCCGGAGTCGCGCAGCGTGAGAGCGACCGGATCGGCGAACTGGTAGCGCTGCTGGCGCTCGAAATTGATGATCGTCGATACGCTCTTGAGCTTGAGCACCGGCCCGGTGAGGGTCGTCGCGGCGTCGATGATGCCGCGCGTTCCCGTCCCGTCGCCGTTGACGCCGATGGCGAGCGCATGCCCGATCATGCGGGTGCCGCCCTCCATGGCCGCGTCCACCGCGTTCAGCACGGTGTTCTCGGAGCCCTCGCCCGCGAGCAGGGCCTCGGCGTCCATGCTGATGAGGTGGTAGCCCTTCGCTCGCGTGAGGAAGAAGCCGGCCGACTCGGACGATGTCTGCCCCTCGTCGGCATCGGTGTACGTCGCCGATCCGCCCTGGGAGTGTCCGTAGCGGAGGGAGATGCGGCAGTCGTTGCCGCCGAACTTCAGATCCTTCCTGACGTTCTGGAGGAACCAATCCTCCTCGTACGCCATCAGGTGGCACTTGTCGTGGTACTTGGTCTTGAGGACGTTCTCGAGTGCTGCGACTGTTTCGTTACCGAGGGCCATGATGGCCTCCGTTCAGCGTTAGGAGTCAGCGTCTTTGCGAAACGCCTTTCGGAGCTCCTGAACCGCCCACGCGTCGAGCTCATCCTCCGTCGCATTCGCGCTCGGGGCGGTCGTCCTCGTCGTCGTGTCTGCGTTCGTGAGCGTGTCCGGCGCTCGCTGCCCTGGCCCGTTCGCTGATCGGCCGGTCTGAGCTGTTCGCTGAGGTGCTGCGGGGTTCGCGGGTGGCGGCGCGCCTCGCTGTTGGCGCCGCTGTTCTCGTCTAGCACGCTTGGCCTCGGCCTGCTTTTGCAGGTGAGCCGCGACCATCTCGAATGTGGGGACCTTCCCCGTGTTCCTATGATGCTCGGAAGCGAGATCCCAGAACACCTCAGCGAGGTCGCCCTCGTCCTCGTCGGCGATGTCTGGGTACTCGTCGCGCTCCTGAACGAACCGCACGAAGTTACTCTTCGCTTGGCCCACCTTGCTCTGCAGATCGCGGTCCGCGCGCTCCTCGCGCTCCCGCTGCAGCTCTGCCTTGATCGCAGCGTTCTCTTTGCGCACCTGCTCGACGTCGGCGCGCACCGGATCCTGCAGATTCATCAGCCGCCGAGCGAAGTCGGCTGGGTTGATGTGGAAGTGCTCAAAAAACGCCATCGGATCGGCGTCGATCGCTTCGTTCAGCTTCCGCAGATCGCGCAGCTCCGCGCGCTCTGCCTGCAGCTGCTCGCGTTCCTTGCGCACGGAGCTGAGGACGTCCTCCGCCTTCTTCCGCTCGGCGACGCCCTGCTCCCGCATGCGGAGCGCCTTGCGAAATAACGCCGTCTCGCGCTCGGGCGGCGGCTCCGCGGGCGTCAGCTGCTCGCCGCTGGCTGCAGCGGGCGGGGTGTCACCGGACTCCGCCGGCGCTTCCGCTGGCGTCTCGTCCGGTGCCGGCTCGGTCGGCGGCGGCGCCTCGGGAGCGGGCGCTTCGGCAGGCATCGTCATGCGGGATCACCGAACACGCGACCGACGATGGATCCGTCGCCGGATTGGATCGCCGTGAGTTTCACGGTCGCGTAGTCGACCTTTCCGACCGCGGGGAGTGCCGCCGAGGCAACAACGACCTTCCCGTTGGGGGGAAGGTGGAACGCGTACCAGTCGCGGAAGTTCGTGACGACGACCGTGCTGACGTCAGCGGCTTGAATGCCGGTGCCCGCGAGCCATGACTGCACCGTCACGGTGTTCGCGTCCTTGCGTTTGACCGACAGGACGCCCGGCGTGCCCCCGTTGGCCGCGCCCGCCACGACAGATAGGTAGTCGCCCACCTCATTATCGAGCGGGATGTCCTTCGTACCAGCGACGAGTGTTCCTGTCGCAGAGCGCTCGTACTCGCTCGAGCCGAGATCGACCTTCACGTCCTGGCCCGTCTTGTTTTCGATCTCCAGCAGCGTGGCCGCGTCGACCGAGCCGAACGGGATCTGGTACTCCGTGCCCGCCGCCGCCGTATCGGGCACGTCGATCTGACTGTCCGGCTCCGCGCCGCGGTACTCGGCTTGGATGGCGTCGACGCCGCCGGCTGCTGGCTCCTTCGCCACGCCTCCGCCGCCGCTGACCCACTGCAAGCTTCTCCGGTAGATCGCTTTCTTGTTCGACATCGTCCTGTCCTCTCAGGCCGCCATCGGCGGCGGTGCTCCGTTGGCGCCCGGTCCATAGAGGCCGGTCGGTGGCAGCTGCTGCGGCGGTGGCATTCCGGCGTCGGGCGCCATCGTGTCGTTCTCTGGCGGGCCGGCGGCGTCCTTCAAGAGAGCGGCGCACGCGTCCATGAACTGGCGCAGGTTTCGTAGACCCTGCTCGGGCGCGCCGTCCGCCTTGGCGCGGTAGTAGGCCATGACCGTGGTGTGGAGCGCGTCGATCAGGCCCGAGGTTCCGAGGTACTGCTCGGGCTCTTCGTAGTGGTTCTCGTCGAGCATGCGCTCGATGAGCTCCTCGACGAACTCGTGCATGGCCATCTCGAGATCGTTGAGCCGCTCGATGTCGGGGAAGTCGAGCAGGCGCTTGCCCTGCGCCGGCGTGATCCACCCCGCCTTCGCGAGGTCCTGAACCTGCGCCATCCGACCCGCCGGCGTCTTGGCCAGCATCGAGGTCGGGAAGCACTGCATCACGTACGCTTCCTCGGGCAGATCGGCGTCGACGAACACGATCGGTTTGACGTTGCGCTTGCCGCGCCACTGCGCCGTGTACTTCGGATTGATCTCCGCGAGCTCGCGCGCAAGGTCGATGATCTGGCGGGCGATCTCCAGGTGGAACGCCTCGAACATCTGCGCGAAGACGACGAACCGCTCGGTCTCCGCGTCGTTGTACTCGCGGATGGCCGCGCCGCTGTTGAGCCCCGCCGGCTTCTGCGACTGCGCGCTCATCTGCGACACGCCGCTGAATTGGAACGCCTGCGGGATGAGCCCCATCAGGTACGCGTACGTGTCGGGGTGCACCGGCTGGACGTTCACCGGGATCGGTGCGACGCCCGTGTATTTCAGGAACGTCGCGATACCGTTGTTGACCTGCTCGACTTGGACCTTGCTGCTCGCCTCGATGGCCCAATGCGAGCCGCCCATGCGCCGGTGGCTCTCCTGCACCTTGCGCGCGGTGAAGTTGATCTCGTACTGCAGGCCGTCGAGCTCCTCGGCGAACCCGATACCGCGCGAGCCCATCATCGGCCGGTTGCGACGGAGGTGCGCGAACGGGAAATAGTCGCGCGTGTACGCCTCATCGAGCAGCGTCACGCCGTTCACGCAGATGACGTGCCGCCCGTCCTTTGCGCCCTTGACGCTGGGCAAGTGCCACGCCTCGGTGACGACGAGCTGATCGCTGGTGCCGTCGAGGCCCCATTCGTCTTCGTCGCGATCGTTGTCCGCCGTCTCGAGCTCGTCCTTCTTCTTCGGATACTTCGCCTGCAGCACGCGCCGATCGACTGGCTTGCGCTGGTAGCACGAGCGCGGAGAGCCGTACTGCGCCTCGGCGTCGTCTTCGTAGATGCGCCAGGGAAACTCGGGTTCGACGTAGATCCGTTCGTTGTCGCGGTAGATCTTGACGAACCCATCGCCGAGCGCGCAGGCGTGGAGCACGACGAGCGGATCGTTCTCGTACACGCCGCACCGATAGAACTCGCCCTCGACGAACCGCGATAACTTCTTCGCGCGCGTCTGCTGCGACCAGTCCCCGCCGTTCGTAAGAAACATCGGGACGGGACGGTTCTTGGAGATCTTCGCCTGCACCGTATTGCAGGCGCTCGCGATGACGTTGAATGCGAGCGTGGTACCCTTGAACGACCGGGCGGCATACGTCCGCGCGCCGAGCCCTCCGATCTCACATCCGCCGTAGCTGCGCGCGAATTTCAGATACGCGTCACGCCGCGTCGCCTGCTGCGACCGAAGCCGCGAGACGATCGCCCCTACCGCGTCGTGCGGTTGCTTGCCGCGTGCCGCGGCGGACCACCACTCGACGTCGGTGCGCACGCTCACGAGATCCACCCGCCCTGACGGAGCGCCGCGTCGACTTCCTCATCGGTCGGCTCGTGCCCGACGTGCGCGAACCGCGTAACGAGCTCTTCGCGCATCTCCGCGCGCAGTCGCTTCAGTTCCTCTTCTGCCGACTCGACGCGGTCCGCGGCGCCGTTCGCCTTGGAGGGCGGCTCGGGGCCGAGGTCGAGCTCCGTGCCGTCTGGTAGTCGAACGCTCACGACGCCGCGCCTCCGCATCCAATCGACGAGCGGGTCGAGCGACGCCGGATCGGACATCAACATTCTGTATCTTCAGAATCTACAGAACGCCAGCCGATTGTGTGCTACCGCGACCACCAATCAGAAGCGTCGTCGTCCTTCGGCGGCTTGTCCCACCACTCGGCGGCGAGCTCGCGCTCGTGCTGCGCGACGACTTCGCGCTCCATCTCCTCCTCGCGCTCAGCTGCGGAGGGTTTCGGCTTGCGTGGCTCCTCGAGGTAGGCGAACGCCGCGCGCCAGGCGTAGAGGACGGCGTCGGCGCAGTGGTTATCGAAGCCGGCGGCCTCTTTCGACCGGTCCTCCGTCCAGGGCAGCTCTAGCCACTCCTTCGTCAGGTCGGCGCACGTCGAACGCACGACGGTGAGGCGACCAGCGGCGAGGTCGTCGTTCAGGAGATCGATGTACCCACGCTTGTTTTTCTTCTCCGCGGGTTCGATAGGGAGCCTGAACCGCCGGCGCGCCTCCTCGGCGTAACCCTTCCCGAGGCCGCCGATGTCCGCGACGATGCGATCGGGGCTGTACGCCGCAGCGAGCTTCTTCGCTTCCTCCGCCGCTTCGGTCGGCGTCATGCCGGTGCGCTTGTACGCGTCGCGCACGTAGGCGGCTGGCTCGTTGTCACGCCAGCCGATGACGCAAAACGCGGTCGCGTCGGTGAAGCCGTAGTCGATGCCGATGATGTGCCGCGTGCACGTCGGGGCGCGGTCGACGACGTTCCGCAGATCGTCGAACTGGTACACCAAGCCACCCGAGTCGCGGACCCACACGCCGTCCAGCAACTGCCGCCGTGTCGTTGCGTCCATCTGCGCCAGCGACTCCAGGTACGTCGTGGCG